GAAAAGATTTCTACATCGAAAGAAGACCACCTTGCCACCATGCGTGAGGCTGTTGTTATCTCTACGCCTATTGGATACGAGGGTCCTGTTGAACCAGGTGATACGATAATTGTGCATCACAATACTTTTAGGTTGTACTACGATATGCGTGGTAGAGAGAAGTCTGCTTGGAATTACTTCCGAGAGGACTTGTACTTTATTGACGATCCGTATGCATACAAGAAGCCTGGTGCTAATTGGATAGGTATTGGCCGCTACGTGTTTATTTCTCCTGTGGAGAATGACTACACAGGCATCCTTACAGCGGACGCAGAGAAGCCTCTTGTAGGCACGATAAAGTACCCGAATGAAGAAGTACTAGCACTAGGATTAAAAGAGGGTGACACGGTCACGTTCGAGCCTGAGAGCGAGTATCCATTCTATATTGATGGTCAGAAAGTGTACCGTATGTATACTAAGAATCTAACAATTAAATTAGATGAACAAAATAACTGAGTTAAAGAAACGCATCATTGACTCTGGGTATAAAGCCGTTGAGGAGTTAATTAAGGTTGCTGAGGAAAAGATTGTCACCCACATGGATGATGACTTGTCTGCAGACAAACTTAAGAATGCAGCGGCAGCAAAGAAATTGGCTATCATGGACGCTTTTGAGATTCTTAAAAGAGTCGAGGAGGAGAATAATATTATCGAGGGAGTAGTTGGAAACTCTGCACCTACTAACCGTGGGTTCGCAGAACAAAGAGCAAAGACTAAATGAGTTTATTCTATATTGACGAGTCTACCGTTCCTGAAAAGATTCTTGCAAAAAGAAATGCAAAGAAAGATTGGGAGTATGGTTGGGACCCTGAGTACGACTTTGTGGTCGTGTCCAAAGATGGCACGATCGGAGAGGTCTATAATATCAGTGGGCTAAGAGTTGCCCTGCCATTAGCTCCAGACAATGTTGACTACGATGGCAACAAGTGGAAAGCCACAGAGCTACCTAAAGAGCTATCTCGCATCAAGACCATCTTTGATTGGAACCGTCGTGACAATTCATTTAAGTCTCAATGGGTAGATTACATCGAGAAAGAGTTTGACAGACGTGAGCTAGGCTATTGGTTTATCAATAATAGTGAGAAGACTTACATCACAGGTGCACATTATATGTACTTACAGTGGTCAAAGACTGACGTAGGTCATCCTGACTTCCGCGAATCAAACAGAATATTCTTTATATTTTGGGAAGCGTGTAAGGCTGATAGCAGATGCTTTGGCATGTGCTACCTCAAGAACCGTCGTTCAGGTTTCTCTTTTATGGCTTCATCAGAGGCTGTCAACATTGCAACCTTAGCTAAGGATGCTCGTATAGGTTTGACATCTAAGACGGGGCCCGATGCTAAGAAGATGTTTACCGATAAGGTAGTTCCGATTGCAAATAACTATCCATTCTTTTTCCAACCCGTGCGTGATGGTATGTCTGCACCAAAAACAGAACTTGCCTTCCGTGTTCCAGCTTCTAAGATTACTCGTAAGAATATGCACGAGGAGAACGAAGAAGAGATTGACGGATTGGATACAACTATTGACTGGCGTAACACAGCGGACAACAGTTATGATGGAGAAAAATTGTTATATTTGGTTGAGGATGAGGCTGCTAAGTTAGAGCGTCCTATGAACATAGAGAACGGTTGGCGAGTAAGAAAAACTTGTCTTCGTTTGGGTGCTAGGATTATTGGTAAGTGTATGATGGGATCAACATCAAACGCACTCGACAAAGGTGGAGAAAACTATAAACGGATTTACTATGACTCAAACGTTAAGAAAAGAAACCAGAATGGTCAGACTATATCGGGTTTATATTCGCTCTTTATCCCAATGGAGTATAACTTTGAGGGATATATTGACGAGTATGGTCACGCAGTCTTAGAACGACCTGAGAAGCCTGTCCGTTCGGCAGAGGGGACTTGGATAACGCAAGGGGTAATTGAGTACTGGAACAATGAAGTTGCATCACTAAAGGCTAACCCTGATGCACTAAATGAATTCTATCGTCAGTTCCCTAGAACAGAGTCACACGCCTTCCGTGATGAGACCAAGTCATCTTTGTTTAACTTGACTAAAATCTATCAGCAGATAGACTACAATGACAGCTTAGTTCAAGACCACGTCATAACACGTGGCTACTTTCACTGGGCTAACGGAGAGAAAGACACCAAGGTTATTTGGACTCCTGATAAGAATGGTAGGTTCTTAGTATCTTGGATACCAGGGCCGGGAGTGAACAATAATTATATTACTAAAAATGGGAATAGATATCCGGGCAATGAGCATATTGGTGCGTTTGGTTGTGACCCCTACGACATCTCAGGTGCGACCTTTGGTGGATCAAACGGTTCGCTCCACGGATTGACCAAGTTTAATATGACAGGAGCCCCATCCAATACTTTCTTTTTAGAATACATTGCTCGTCCACAGACGGCAGAGATATTCTTTGAAGAGGTACTGATGGCTTGTGTGTTCTATGGTATGCCTATCCTTTGCGAGAATAACAAGGCTAGACTTTTATATCATTTTAAGAATAGAGGCTACCGTGGGTTCTCAATGAACAGGCCCGATAAGCATGTACACAAACTATCTTTCACGGAAAGAGAGATTGGTGGTATACCGTCATCAAGTGAAGACATTAAGCAAGCACACGCTACAGCAATCGAGACATATATCGAACGTTTTGTGGGATTAGACATGGAGGGTAACTACCGTCAGCCTGATGAGATAGGAGATATGCCGTTTAATAAAACACTTCAAGACTGGGCTAGATTCGATGTAAACGACAGAACAAAGTATGATGCGTCAATTAGTTCAGGATATGCTATTATGGCAAATCAAAAGCACGTATATTTGCCTGAGAAAAAAGAGTCAAAAATAAGCATTAAATTTGCAACTTACGATAACACTGGTTCCTTCAGTAGAATTAACAAGATATGAACAAACCTCTTGGAATATTAATGCCAGATACCCAATTCCCTTCGCAGTTAGCGACTGATCAGGAAAAGGCATCATGGGAATATGGCTTAAGAATTGGGCAAAGCATTTCATACGAATGGTTTGCAAAGACAGGCAACAGTTGCCGATACTATTCACAATGGATTGACTTCCATAGAGTTAGACTTTATGCTCGTGGCGAACAGCCTGTCGCTAAATACAAAAGCCAATTAGAAGTTGATGGCGATATGTCGCACATTAATTTAGATTGGACTCCTGTCCCAATCATCCCTAAGTTTGTTGACATTGTTGTTAACGGTATGCATGACCGCTTATTTGAGGTTAAAGCATATGCACAAGATGCGATGTCATCTAACAAACGCTCTAAGTTTCAAGAGATGGTGGAGGCAGATATGATCGCCAAAGACTTCTTGATTCAAACTAAACAAGAGTTTGGTATTGATGCGTTCAACGTTCCTGAGCAAGATTTGCCTGAGAACGACCAAGAGTTATCGTTATACATGCAGCTTAATTATAAGCCTGCAATTGAAATTGCTGAAGAGGAGGCAATCAATACTATCTTAGATTTAAACCATTACCAAGACGTTCGTAAAAGGGTCGACTACGACATCACAACAATTGGCATAGGAGTAGTAAAGCACTCATTTGTTCCAGGAACCGGAGTACGTGTGGAGTATGTTGACCCCGCTAACATTGTATATAGTTACACAGAATCCCCAACATTTGACGATTGTTTCTATTGGGGAGAAGTAAAGCAAGTACCAATCACAGAACTAATTAAGATTAAGCCAGACATTACAAAAGAGGAGTTGGCAGAGATTCAGCAATTAGGAACTGCGTGGTACAATTATTATGGGATTATGCGTCCTTACCGTAGCGATATCTTTAATAGAGATGTTGTTACGTTATTATATTTTAACTACAAAACAGATAAGACATTTGTTTACAAGAAGAAATATCTTGAAAACAATGGCGTTCGTGTAATTCAGAAAGATGAGAACTTTAATCCTCCGGAAGGAACTGAAGAAAGGTTTGAAAGAATTGAGAAGAGAATTGACGTATGGTACGAAGGTATTATGGTACCTGGATCTCCTTATTTACTTAAGTGGGAGCTTGCTCGCAATATGGTTCGCCCTAAATCTGTTTCTCAGTATGCGTTACCACAATATATAGCTATTGCTCCAAGAATGTATAAAGGTATCATTGAGTCATTGACTCGTCGCATGATTCCTTTTGCTGACTTAATTCAAATGACCCATCTTAAATTACAACAAGTTCTACAACGTGTTGTGCCAGATGGTGTGTTTATTGATGCTGACGGTATTAATGAGGTTGACTTAGGTACAGGTGGTGCTTATAATCCTGAGGATGCTCTTCGTTTGTATTTCCAAACGGGTAGTGTTATTGGACGTAGCATGACAACTGATGGTGACTTAAACCATGGACGTATACCTATTCAAGAATTAAATAGCAATAGTGGCCAAGCAAAAATTGCATCATTAATTGGAGCATACAATCAATACTTAAGTATGATTCGTGATGTAACAGGATTGAATGAAGCACGTGATGGATCAACTCCACACCCTGATGCATTAGTTGGCGTTCAGAAACTTGCGGCACTTAATTCAAACACAGCAACTCGTCACATACTAGAGGCGAGTCAATTTATTTCACGCAAATTAGCTGAGGCATTATCACTTCGTATTGCTGACGTATTAGAATACTCTGACTTTAAAGAGCAGTTTGCTATGCAAATTGGCAAGTATGCTGTGAACATGTTGGAAGAAATCAAAGATTTGTACTTGCATGACTTTGGTATCTTTATTGAGGTGTCACCTGACGAAGAAGAAAAAGGTCAGTTAGAAGCCAATATACAAATGGCCCTACAGCGTGACCAAATAAGTTTAGAAGATGCAATTGATATTCGTCAAATGAAGAATATTAAGTTAGCGAATGAACTACTTAAACTTAAGAGAAAGTCTAAGCAGAAGTTAGATATGCAACAAAAGCAGGCTGAAATTCAGATGCAAACTCAAGGCAATATCCAATCTTCTCAAGCATCAGCTCAGGCTGCATTACAAAAAGTACAAGCAGAGGCTCAAGCTAAAGCACAACTTGCTCAAGCACAAATGAATTTTGATATTCAACGTATGCAGGCTGAAGCACAAATTAAAGAACAACTTATGGCTGTTGAGTTTAACTATAACATGCAACTTAAAGGCATGGAGGTTAGTCAAATCAAACAGCTAGATATGGATAAAGAGAAAGCTAAAGATAATCGCACAAAACTTCAAGCTACTCAACAATCTAAGTTAATTGAACAACGTCAAAAAGACCTTCCAGCAATGAACTTCGAAAGCGAAGAAGATTCGTTGGATGGCTTCAACTTGGAGCAATTTAACCCAAGATAATTTTTATTATTACTTTTGTGCAACTAAATTAAATTAAATGGATAATATTCAAGTAAAACTTGTAGACTTTGAAGAAAAGTCTGTGCAAGAAATCGAGCAAAAGTTGCTTGATGAGCACGAACAAAAAATGGCTGAACCTACGGAGCCTGTTGTAGAAACACCTGTAGAGCCTGTTATTGAGTCACCTCAGTTTGGTGACAACGACGTTCTTTCATATTTGAAAACAAAATTCAACAAGGAGGTTAACTCTTTGGATGAATTATTTGTAGAAAAGCCACAGCCGCAACAGGAAGTTCTTCCTGAAGATGTAGATGCTTTCTTTAAATTCAAGAAAGAGACAGGGCGTGGTTTAGAAGATTTCTATCGTGTTAACCAAGATTTTTCTAAGGTTAACCCAGAAAGACTTCTTGCTGACTACATGCGTGAGATTAATCCTGATTTTGATGATGAGGATATTGCTTTTGAGTACGAATCTAAATTCTCTTATGATGAGGACTTAGATGACGAGAAAGAAATCAAGCGTAAGAAGTTAGCACTTAAAAAAGAACTTGGCAAGGCTGCAAAGTACTTTGAAGAGCAAAAGGAAAAATACAAAGCTCCCCTTGAGTCGAGGATGGAGTACTCAATTCCTGATGAAGACAAAGTTGCTTTGGAATCTTACAAGCAATACATGAGCCAATCTACTGCTATGCAGCAAGAGCAGGCTAAAAAGTCGGAGTACTTTTTAAATAAGACAAACGAATTATTCTCTGATGAATTCAAAGGTTTTGATTTCAAAGTTGGAGATAAAGAAGTTTCTTATAAACCGGGAACTCCAGAGCAGCTGAAAGCTCAACAAACAGACATTTCCAAATTCTTCACAAATTTTGTTGATGAAAATGGATTCATTAAGGATGCTAAACAGTATCACAAAACAATTGCTGCGGCAATGAACCCTGATGCAATGGCCAAATTCTTTTATGATATGGGCAAAGCAGATGCGATTGATGATTCAGTTCGTCAAAGTAAGAACATCGATATGAGCGTTAGAAATGCTCCACAAAATATCGAAAAAGGTGGGTTTAAAGTAACAGCATTGGATAGTGACCATGGTAACAGACTTAAGATTAAATCTTTAAAAAACTAAAACCAAAAAACAAAAACAATGGCTGGATCAGTTCAAGCTACCCCGGGCTTTCAATTAGAGCCCTCAGCGGTAAAGGCAACATTGCCTACAAACTACATTACTAACTTCGACTTCTTAAACCAGTATCTTCCAGATACATACGAGGCTGAATTCGAGCGTTATGGTAATCGTTCTATTGCATCTTTCTTACGTATGGTAGGTGCAGAATTACCTTCTAACTCTGACTTAATTAAGTGGGCAGAGCAAGGTCGTTTACACACTAAGTATGTAAACTGTACTTCAGCTGCTGCTGCAGGACAAGATACAGCTGTGTGGACTGTTGAAGATGCAGATGTAACTGTTAACTTCCGTGTTAACCAAACTGTATTCTTATCTGCTAACGCTGGTTCTGCTTCTGATAAAGCGGTTATCACTGCAGTAGATACAACTGCTAACACTTTCACTGTGGCTTACTATGCTGCTTCAGGACAATCAATCGCTGTAGATACTGCTTCTACTGCTTTCGTTTACGGTTCTGAATTCACTAAGGGTTCATTAGGAATGGAAGGTTCTTTAGAGTCTCAAGACTTATTCTTCGAGAACAAGCCAATCATCATCAAAGACAAGTACACTGTGTCTGGTTCTGATATGGCTCAAATCGGATGGGTTGAAGTAACTTCTGAGAATGGTGCTACTGGTTACTTATGGTACATCAAATCTGAGCACGAGACTCGTTTACGTTTCGAAGATTACTTAGAGATGTCAATGGTTGAAGGTGTTCCTGCAGAAGCTGGTTCAGCTGCTGCTACTTACTTAACTGTTGCTTCTTCTCAAGTACAACCTGGTGCTGCTGGTACTCAAGGTTTGTTCAATGCAGTTGCAGAGCGTGGAAACGTTTGGGCAGGTGGTAACCCAACTACTTTGTCTGACTTCGATTCTATCATCCAACGTCTTGACAAGCAAGGAGCAATCCAAGAGAACGTTATCTTCTTAAACCGTAAGTTTGGTTTCGATATCGACGATATGTTGGCATCTCAAAACTCTTATGGTTCAGGTGGTACTTCTTACGGTTTGTTCGACAACAGCGAGCAAATGGCGTTAAACTTAGGTTTCACAGGCTTTAAGCGTGGATACGATTTCTACAAGACTGACTGGAAATACTTAAACGATGCAACTACTCGTGGTGGAATCGTAGGTGGAGCTATCAACGGTATCTTGGTACCTGCAGGTTCTACTAACGTATACGATCAAATCTTAGGAAAGAATGCTAAGCGTCCGTTCTTACACGTACGTTACCGTGCTTCTGAAACTGAAGATCGTCGTTACAAAACTTGGATCACTGGTTCTGCTGGTGGTGCTCAAACAAGTTCTTTAGATGCAATGGAGGTTAACTTCTTCTC